CACAGTTATTGACACTTTGCCCCCTTATGTGTTAAAATTGAATATACCGTGATCGACAGTGTTTATGCGGTTGGTTTATATCGGGCGGCGGGCGTTGTTAAAAATAGCTAACTACCCTAACCTACAGAGGTGACAGATCGACCTTGATATATAAAGCGAAGGTCAATTTCAAAAGTATTAAAAAAATTCCGGAGGAAAAAAATGACCCCAAAGGAAAAACTATATCACATCTATGCAAAGGAGCGATGTCTTTTTCATAGTATAAAAGAAGAAGAATTCGAAGTTACATGGAAAACCCTCAATAACATGGTTGGTCTTATGAAGACTGATTATGAAGTTGGGGATTTGTCATATGAGGAGGTAACCGTACAAAAAACGGAAGAACCATCTTATTGACAAGGACTAAATATCACGATAGAATTGAACTGAAAGTTATTTCAAACTATGGCAAAAGGATTTACAGTAAAAGCAGCTGCCCCCAAAAAGAAAGAAGAGGAGTGGGACATCGAAGCGATCAAACAGAGGATGCGTGGTAAGACGATCGTATTCTGTTTGCCTGGTCGTGGGTGCTCCTTTATTTTTCTGAAAAACTTTGTACAACTGTGCTTTGATATGGTACAGAATGGTATGAGTATTCAGATTAGTCAAGACTATTCTTCGATGGTTAACTTTGCACGTTGTAAAGTACTTGGTGCAAATGTTCTCCGTGGTCCCAAGCAAATTCCCTGGGACGGCAAACTCGAATATGATTATCAATTGTGGATTGATAGTGACATTGTTTTTGACACTAACAAGTTCTGGCAACTTTGTGACCTTGCTCTTCCCGAAGAAGGTGAAGAACGTGAGATTGCAGCAGGTTGGTATGCAACTGAAGATGGTCACACAACATCTGTCGCACACTGGTTGGAAGAAGATGATTTCCGCCGCAATGGTGGTGTGATGAACCACGAAACTGTGGAGAGCATCTCGAAGCGTCGCAAACCCTTCACAGTGGATTACACGGGATTTGGTTGGGTACTGATCAAGAAGGGTGTCTTTGAGAATCTTGAATATCCCTGGTTTGCTCCTAAGATGCAAGTCTTCGAGTCTGGAGCAGTACAAGACATGTGCGGTGAAGACGTTTCATTCTGTCTTGATGCAAAAGAAGAAGGCTTTGAAATCTGGTGCGACCCTCGTATTCGCGTTGGACATGAAAAAACCCGAATCATCTAAGAGATATAACATTCTTTGTAGCGGGAGGAAAATATATACAAACCTCTCGCACGAAGAATGCTCGGAAATTCTTATGGATTTCGCAGAAAAATTCTACGAAGAAAACTTTGACACATCACTTATTGAAATGGAGGAAATCTAATGGCTAAAGGTGGCGGTATGAACAAGACGGTTTTTCAACCGGGGCCTCCCAAAAAAACTCGTCAAGGACGAAGCGCCCGAACGCTTCTCTCGGCAACTTCTCGCAATGGTAAAAAGAAGAAGTATCGCGGACAAGGTAAATAAGTAAAGATACAAAAAAACTCCATGTCTGCTCTTATTTGTAACTTACCATCTGTAGAAGTATGGGTGCGTAAAGAATATCTAACTGATCATCAGAGTGGTCATGGTGAATTTGTAAAAGGCGTTTGGGTATCATGTAAATCGATGCCTGGACGCGCTTTTTATTTTGAGACATACTTACCAGAGTATGCTGCAATGTACGATAAATTGCCCATCAGTGCCTTCGTAAGCGCCCCGGAGACCCCTTCTCCTGATATGAACCTACCTAACCTCCAATTCTGGAATTGTATGGACTATGGGGTCATATCAATTCATAAACAGTTCATCGGAAGTATGGACTTTGAGTGCTATACTCGTGATCATGGCATTCAAAAGGGTGCTTATATTTGCACAATTGATAACTATCATCAAGATATGGATACGATTGACTGCTACACTGCAGAAAATCCCGCTGAACACAAGTCTCATAACCTCATTGAACTTGATAATGGGCAGTATGCACTGTATCCTAACAACCGATTACGCATTTTTGATAATAGTTTGACACCTGTTGATCCCAAAATGCCAGATTTTAAGGTGTCAACTCAATACTATTCTGTCGAAAATGGATTTGATCGTCTTGGAATGGGTCGTGAGGACGAATATTTTTGGAAAACTGCTAAAGAACGGGATAGCAACCCCGTAAAAAGTTCTGTTCAATCCCAAACAGAGGAAAAAACAGATGGCAAACAACCCGAATCCTGATAGAAATATTGATTATATGAAAGAAACATGGGGGACAACACATTTAATCACTGATTATTGGTCCCAACCAAGTAAAAAAATGCTTAGAGAGATTAATAATGACGATATGACACCCAAAAAACATGATTTTGTGGTTCAAAATGATCTTCATGAGAAGATTCGTAATGATGAAGACTATGATGACTGGGAATATGGTACTGAACCAACCTATGGGCCTCTAAAAGGGTAATAAATAAGATAGAATTATAATTTTTTATGCCTGTAGAACGGGTAAGTAAGGGTTTCAAAGACATTAGTTCATCGTTTCAGGTCAATCCTTTAACGTATGATCTCATTGCGATTAAAAATGAGACCGCTATTGCCCGTTCTATTCGCAATCTTGTCTTAACCTCTCCTGGTGAAAGGTTTTTCAATCCCACTATTGGATCAAAAGTATCCAGACTTCTCTTTGAAAACGTTGATACCTTAACTGGATCGGCAATCAGAGATGAGATTGAATTAACAATAACTAATTATGAACCTAGAGTTAGATTAATTGATGTGAAGGTTGTACCAGATTATGATCTTGGGGAGTTTGATGTAACGATTTCATATGAAATCATAGGAATTGATGTACCACCCCAACAGTTATCATTCGCATTAGAACCAACACGCTAATGGCATTAGTAAATTTCGCTAATCTAGACTTCGATCAGATAAAAACCTCGATTAAGGACTACCTTAGATCGAATTCAAATTTTACTGACTATGATTTTGAAGGATCAAATCTTTCAAACATAATCGATGTATTAGCATATAACACGTATATAACCTCATACAACGCTAACATGGTAGCGAATGAGGTGTTTATTGATAGTGCAACCTTAAGAGAGAATGTAGTTTCTCTTGCAAGAAATATTGGATATGTACCAAGATCAAAAAAATCTTCAAGAGCAAAAATATCTTTTTTCATTGACAGCAGTAGTTTTGCAAACAAACCCACTACGGTAACATTAAAGAGTGGTATTGTTTGTTCTACAAATGCTTTCGGAACAGAAAGTTATACATTTACAATCCCATCAGACATCACGGTTAATGTTGTTGATGATATTGCAAGTTTTGACAATATAGAAATTTATGAGGGAACAAGAGTTTCTCAAAATTTTACAGTTAATTCTCTTACACCAAATCAAAGATTTATCTTAGATAACCCAGGAATTGACACATCAACGATTACAGTAACTGTTAAACCAAATTCAGTATCAACAGTCTCTAGAACATATAACTTAGCGAATAGTCTATTTGATGTTACTTCAGAATCTGCAGTATTTTTCTTACAAGAAATTGAAGATGAAAAATATGAATTGATATTTGGTGATGGTATTTTTGGAACAAAACTCCAAGAACCAAATTACATCACGGTTAGTTACGTTGTAACCAATGGAGAAGATGCTAATAACTTAGGAAATTTCTCTTTTAGTGGTACGTTAGTCGATCAAAGTAGTAGAACAATTATTGATGGCGTATCATTAATAACAACCCTTGAACAATCTCATTCTGGTGCATCTATTGAAAGCGTTGAATCTATTAAGAAATATTCTACTAGAATCTATGCTTCAAAGAACAGAGCAGTTACAGCAGCAGACTATGAAGCATTAGTTCCAACAATTTATCCAGAAACAGAATCAGTTTCTGCTTATGGTGGGGAAGAACTAAATCCACCACGTTTTGGTAAAGTTTTCATTAGTATCAAACCTTATAATGATAGATACTTATCGAATTTAATCAAAGATAATATAACAAGAAAACTCAAGCAATACACTGTTGCTGGAATATCTCCAGAAATTGTTGACTTGAAGTATTTGTATGTTGAAGCAAATACTACCGTTTATTATGATACTAATTTGGCACCATCTGCGGACTACGTAAAATCTATTGTATCTTCAAATATTTCTGCTTATTCTGATTCAACAGAACTGAATAAGTTTGGTGCTAGATTTAAATATAGTAAGTTTTTAAAAGTAATTGACGATAGTGATGCTTCAGTGACTTCTAACATCACAACTCTTGTGATGAGAAGAGATTTGAGAGCAGTTCTTAACTCATTTGCAGATTATGAAATTTGTTTTGGAAATAGATTTCATATAAAGAATCATGGTCATGCGGCATACTCTGGAGGAACTGTGACCGGATATAATATTAAGTCATCTGGATTTACTGTTAGTGGTATATCTGGAACGGTTTATCTAGCAGATTCTCCAGATAGAGGTCTTAGAACTGGAACCATCAATCTCATAAAACTAGACTCACCATCTCAACCAAGAGTTGTAAAGAGAAACGTTGGATCGATTGATTATATGAAGGGGGAGATTAGACTTTTCCCAATCAATATTTTATCAACTAGAGTTAATAAAGGAACTCCAATAATTGAAGTTGAAGCAGTTCCACATTCAAATGATGTTATTGGATTACAGGATCTTTATTTGCAACTAGATACTAATAACACAACAATAACTGTGTTGGCTGATCAAATCTCATCGGGTGCAGATATATCCGGAACCAACTATCTTGTAACTTCTAGTTACTCAAATGGAAACTTAGTGAGAGGTTCTGTGGTCTTAAGTTCAGGTGGATCAACAACTATAACATCAAATTCAACCGCTACAACTAGTGGTTCATCAGGTTCCGGTTACTAATACAGAAATCATAAAATGGCAGAAACTAGAGTAAAAATTCAGTCAATAGTTGAAAATCAACTTCCAGACTTTATTAGGGAAGATGCACCATTACTTGGTGAATTTTTAAAGCAGTATTATATTTCTCAAGAATATCAAGGTGCTCCTGCAGATTTACTCCAAAATATTGATGAGTATATAAAAATCAATAAGATTTTACAATCAATTGATTCCACTACTCTTCAAGATGATATTTCATATTCAGATACAAGTATCAGAGTAACCGGACAAACTTTGACCGAAGGGTTTCCCAGTAGATATGGAATCCTCAAGATTAATGATGAGATCATTACATACACTAGTAAGACTTCAAATTCTTTTGAAGGATGTGTCAGAGGATTTAGTGGTGTAACATCTTACTCAAAACTGAGAGAGAGTGATGAGTTAGTATTCTCCACATCTAATATTGACGAACATGAGTCTGGTGCGACAATTTATAATCTTAGTGGTTTATTCTTAAATCAGTTTTTGACGAAAATAAAAAGGCAATTTTTGCCTGGGTTTTCCGAAAGATCTTTAGATTCTGATTTAAATCAAAACGTATTCATAAAACAATCTTCGAATTTTTATTCATCTAAGGGAACAGATGAATCCTTTAAGATTTTATTTGGTGCTCTCTATGGAGAGAGGGTTGAAGTAATAAAGCCAAAGGAATATCTTTTTAGACCATCCGATGCTGGATATCGCAGAACGAAGGATTTGGTCGTTGAGGCGCTCTCAGGAGACCCTCTAGACCTCCTCAACAACACTTTATATCAAGATGAGTACAGTAATTATAATATCACAAATTCATATGCATCTGTAACTGATGTTGAAAAATTATACCGCGACGGAAGAGAGTATTACAAATTAAGTTTTGATGCTGACTACAATAAGGATCTTGTTCTTGATGGAACTTTATATGGCAATTTTTCAGTTCACCCCAAAACAAAAGTTGTTACTAAAGTTTCTTCAGCATCAACTGTCATCGATGTAGATTCGACTGTTGGTTTCCCAACTACTGGAACACTTATAACAACAAGTGTTAGTGGAGGAGAAGTTAGTGTTGCATATACAGGAAAGTCCTTAACTCAATTCTTCAACGTTTCTGGAATATCCACTGATATTAATTCTGCAACTAATATTAGATTAGATGTTTATGCATATGGATATTCTGGTATTACAACAGACTCTCAGATACAAGTCAGAATTGGGTCTGTACTTGACGAAGTTGTTATTCCAGAAAAAACATATCTTTTTTCAAAAAACGACTCGTCAAGAATTCAAACCTTAGGTGTATCTGGCGTTAATAATAGTTGGTTAGACAACGTATCAAACACTTTTAAAGTTAATTCCATATCACTTCAAAATTCAATTAACTTCACTTATAACATTGAATTTTTTGATCCACATAATTTTTATATTGGAGACAATTTAAAAATAGTTGGAAGTGACTCTGTAGAGAAAGAATCAGAGGTTACTGATGTTATTTCAGCAAAATCAATAACCATCCGTGGTCAAGGACAACTCAACTCAGCACTATCATATATTGTAACAAGAGATATTAGAAAGACAAACTCATCTGACTATGCATATCTTAACGTAAATTCTGCGAACGTACAAAACACATATCAAAATCCATCAAAAGATGTTTTGATTGCATCCCAATCACTTCCATCATATAACCAAATAAACGTCAATCCATATTCAAAAAAGGTTACTCTCAACGGAACTTTTAGTGGAACATCACTTCAGGTAATTTCTAATGCAGATCATGGATTCTACACTGGAGACAAAGTTTATTATTCACCTGGAGTTATAACAAACACGACATTTGATAGTGAAGGAAATTCAGTCCTAACAACAACTACAAGTAAGTTTCCAGAATTAACTGAGGGACTTTATTATGTAAAGAGAGTTAGCTCTACAAATATTAGTCTTTCAAAGAGTCAATCTAGTCTTGCAGAAGGTAATTTTATTTCTGTATCTGGAACAGTAACAAATAATGTAATACAACTTTATGAGTTTGCAAATAAAACTCTTGCTGGACAAAATATTCTTAGAGAAATAAAAAAACCAGTCAATAAGAGTGGAAATTACGAAACTATTCCTGGTAAAGTTGGAGTTCTTATCAATGGAGTTGAAATTTTAAATTACAAATCTCCAGAAACAGTATTCTATGGAAAAATAGAATCACTACAAGTAGGTGCTGGCGGAACTGGATATGATGTTATAAATCCTCCAAGTTTAGAAATAACGGATTCTCAGGGAATTGGCGCTACTTCAATATGTGCTGTTACTGGATCATTAGAAGATATTCGTATTATTGATCCTGGATTTGACTATCTCGATAAACCACAAGTTGTTATAACTGGTGGAAATGGTAGAGGTGCTTCTGCTGAAGTCAATATGAAGTCTGTTGATCATATTGTTTCTTTTGAGTCTGATGCATCGGATAGAGTAAATTTAACAACAGATGTAATTGGATTCTCAACATATCACAAATTTAGAGATTTTGAAAAAGTTGTATATTTAACTGATAGTCAATCACCAATATCTGGATTGACAACAAATTCTTCTTATTACGTTTCGGTAGTTGATGGATTTAATATTAAACTCCATACTAAAGAAGGAGATGCGATTGCTGGAATTAATACAATAAATTTAACTGATTATGGATCAGGTATTCATAGAATCAAGTCTTCATCCAAAAAACAAATAATTTCAAATATCCTTGTAAAAGATTCTGGACAAAACTATCAAAACAGGGAAAGAACCTGTTCAATTTCAGGAGTTAGTACTTCTCTGGGATCCATAAGCATAGGTTCTCATGGATACTCTGATGGGGAAGAACTAACGTATTCTACCACTGGAAGTGCTATTTCTGGATTAGTTACAACTTCAACATATCTGGTTAAAAAAATAGATGATGATTCATTTAGACTTTCTCCAGTTGGATTGGGAACGACATCAAAAACATACTACTTAGAAACTGAACAATTCGTCGATTTTAAATCACAGGGTAGCGGTGTTCATTCATTCAACTATACACCAATTGTTGTATCTGTTTTAGGTAATATTGGAATATCAACTTTATCAAATCAAGACTTTTCTGCAATAGTACAACCTATTTTTAGAGGGACAATTGATTCTGTTCACTTGACCTCCAATGGAAGTAACTATGGTTCTTCTGAAGTTATCAACTACAATAGACAACCAAACTTCAATTTAAGAAGTGGAAAAGACGCTCAACTAAGCGTTGTCGCTAATGAAGGGAAGATTGTAGAAATCTTAGTATTGAATGGTGGATCTGGATATAATAGTCCTCCAAACTTATTAATTAACGGATCGGGAAGTTATGCAAGACTAACTCCAATAATTGAAAATGGTCAGATTGTAGAAGTTAAGATTATAAATGGTGGCATTAACTATACAAATAATACTACTATCGATGTCATTCCTGCAGGTGAAAATTGTAGGTTGATTGCGGATATTCAAAAATGGACAATTAACTTATTTGAAAAAAATTATGAGACAATTACTGCCGATGATGGAATAGTAACAGAGTCTGATAGAAATAACAACACTCTACAATATTGCCATCTTTATGCTCCAAGGAAACTTAGAGAATTAATATATGCAAAAAATTCTGAGGGAACTTTATATGGTGTCCATGATCTAAGAAAGGCAAATAACGAAGAAATAGCATCAACACAGCACTCACCAATAATTGGATGGGCGTATGATGGAAATCCAATATATGGTCCCTATGGATA